GGATCACAAGCCCGGGCACTACCGTGCCCGCCTCGGTCTCAGTGAAACATAATACCGGCAATTCCGTTTTCAATACGGAGGATATTCTGACTCAGAGCTATGATTCTGAAGTTCTTTGCGGGATAATTTGCTTGCGAATTGAAGATATTCATTTCCAGAAGGACTTGTTGAATACGACTAAAGTTTATTTGACCCGAAGAAATGGTCCCAAAAGGGGTCCTCGAGAAAGAGTACATGTAAAACTGTCGCCCGAATATCTGCTGCTGGGGTAAAGGAGGTTTAGAGAAAAAGTTGATATGTTTAAGGAAAGGCTCAAGGGACCCGAGGTACAGGTTATTTGTCGTACTCGTCAAGAACAAGTCTTCACCGTTCAGAGACATTCCTAGACTCACGAGTCCATTTCCCGAATAGTCATATGCAATATTTGTCTGGGGTTGTATGATGAAAAAGAGCTCCTTGATTGGGTTGTTGAATTTTAGTTTGAAAATAGAGGTTTGAAAATTTTGGGGAAGAATAAACTGCTCGTATTGACACTGGGTTATGACGTAGTCCAACTGATGACTTTGGAACCAATCAATCTCAGGGTTTGACAAGTACACATACTCTGTAATGATGGTTGCGTTAAGAGCTGGGTTTGTGACGGCAATGGATGTCAAGTTGGAAAAGTTGTTGAATGTGATCCAGACCTCCACGTCTTGGCGCCCGAGAGCCACGATGGGCAAAGAAAGCTCCGGGTTTCCGTAAAAGTAGTACGGCAGGTTCACATAGTACGTGCGACCCGGTGGTGGGACGCTCGTCTGTGTATCATATTTACCCGTCAAAAGCTGAAGGCCTGGCTGGTTCTCGTAGGGGACGTTCAGCTCGTTCCAAACCTCAATGTATTCACCGGAAAGACTCTGAATCGTTTGTCCACCGACTTTAAGGTCCGCGTTGACGATTGCGAGGGTACCAACGGAATCATAGTAAGCGAAGGTCCCGCCAAAGTTACCAGACGTAACAGGGGACGCGAGAGGCGTCACAGAAATGAAAGTACCCGACTGGACCAACCCACCGGACGGAGTTGTCACGACCGTTATCCCGTACGATGCTGCATTGTCTGATATATGGAACGGAACAGATATGGTATATGGTGGAGATGTCGAGTACCCAAGGGTCGGGTTATAGTACTGTAAAAAGTTCGAGCTGCTGTTTGTGATGATGATATTTGAAACAAAATTGGTAGTATTGAAGACGCCTGTGACCATGTACGAGCCTACGTTCGAAAATACGAGGTTTCCGGAAGGGTTCACAGTAACGAAAGCTGTTGAGTTTCCATTCGATGTAAAATTTGTGGCCAAGTTGAGGGGCGTCTGAAGAGTTGTCGAGTTTGATTGAAGCAAGATACCGTTATAAGGCACAACGATACCCGGGGTATAACTTTGAGTAACACCCGTCTGTGTCACTGTAAAAAAGGAATTTACTAGTAAATTTGAAGATGAAATTTGGGTAGCTACATTTACAAAATAGTTTGACGTATTGCTTGCGACAATTGGTATAGAAAAAGCATAGGTGGGGTTGCGACCTTGTTGAGACAAATCATATCTGTATGAGCTTGTTGTATTTCCGACCGTTACGTTTGTGACGTATACTTCTGTCAAGTTGCTCGTGACCGCATTTGAAATGCTCAGGACTCCTGTAACTATATATTGACCATCTATGCTAAAATTCAAGTTTGATGTAGGTGTGAGAGAGACTGTTGAGTTCAAAGGAGACGTGTTTCCGTACAGGCGAACACGCGACCCGTATTGAGAATTTGAGGATGTCAAAGTGATGTTATTCGAAAGTTGATAACAATCGTTTGTCCATGACCCTGAGATGTACGTCCCGTTTATAAAGTTTCCTCCGCTGTTTGTTGTGATGTAAAAAGAATAGTAGGCACCGGAGTTTGTCACGAGTATGGGAATAATGGCTGGAGACGAAGGGGTCGGAGACACTGTAAAGGTTTGCGTATATGCAAAACCTGCAGGAATCGTCCCCGATTGGTTATCTGACCCAGAGACTGAATAACTCAAAGACACGACTGACCCAACATCCAGGTTGAAACCGGCTCGTATAACATAGTAACCAATTGTGTTGAATATAATAGTTCCTCCGGCAGATATTTGAAAAATACCGGTTGAATCGTATATTGTGAATAATTGCTTATTTGAAATACTCTTATTCAAATTTAGGTATTGTACAGAATTAGTCAGAGGGAAAGGATTTATTAAAGCGGCATAAAACCCCGTCAATGTGTTGACGACTTGGCCGGCCGTTTGGACCCAGCCAGATTGCTGGAGTGTGAGCGCTGGTACCACTGTATTTGACGTTGCCGTATATACGAGATTTCCGTACGCGTCTGTGTAAGAGTACCCTAAAGGATCGAACCCCCAAAAGACACTCGAACCTGCATTCGTGGGTGTGTTTGTAAACGTAGATGGAACAATCACGTTCGAAAGACCGACACCTCCGGTCGAGTACGTAAAATTGAAGTAGTTTGTGTTTGAGTCGTACGTGCCGTACGTTGGGAAAAATGAAGAGGCCCATGTCGTGTATCCGTTTGTAGAGTAATAAGGTACGTTGAAGCTTCCCGGTGCGTAAACTATAGTTCCATTCGTCAGGCCAAACCACAACTGAGGAAAATTTCCTGCACTTGGAGCTAAAGGCCATGTCCAGTCCCCACCGGGGTTGTACAAGGCGGGAAGTATCATTTTGAGTGTAAGTCCTCGTATGAGATCACCTTTTGGTGGAATGCGACAAATACTCGTTCCACCGTATGTCAAAAATTGATCATTGAATGCAATGTCGTACGCTTCGAGAACAAACGGTGTGTGCCTCTTGTACATTCCCGAAAAGTACGTCACTTGCGGCTCACCGGTCAGGTATGCATCTTGTTGTCCAAGGGCGGCGAGCTGTATATATCCGGCTGACATGGTGCCGTCTTCTAGTACCTGGAAATATTTGTTTCAGTCCAACTTGCGCGCCCCAGTGGAGTTCCTATTTTGTTTTGAAAATACAGGAAGGAGAATGTCTTTGGCACTCCGAAAGTTCGACCCGTCCAAGATGGGGGACGACAAGGTCTGTGTTTTTATAGGAAAACGTGGAACGGGCAAGTCAACACTCGTCACAGATATCCTGTGGCACAAGAAACACTTGCCGGCTGGTATTGCAATGTCAGGGACAGAGGAGGGGAACGGGTACTATAAGCAGTTTATTCCGGACCTCTTCGTATTCGGGGACTACAACCGCGATGCTCTCGAGAAACTCATTGAGCGTCAAAAGAAACTCTTGGCCGTCGGTCGGTGTTCACCGGTGTTTGTCCTTATGGACGATTGTATGTATGACCGGGCCTTTATGCGCGACACGGCAATCCGTCAACTTTTTATGAATGGCCGTCACTGGAAGATATTCTTCATGATGACGACCCAGTACTGTATGGACATGACCCCCATGATTCGTACCAACGTGGACTATGTGTTCGCGCTCCGTGATAACGTCCGTCAGAATCGTGAGAATTTGTACAAAGCCTTTTTCGGGGTTTTTCCGAACTTCGACCAATTTTGTCAAGTCATGGATGCTTGTACCGAGAATTACGAGTGTCTGGTCCTGGATAACACCTCCAAGTCAAACCGTATCACAGACTGTGTGTTCTGGTACAAGGCACCCATCAGGCGCAACTTTCGGGTCGGGTCTCCGGCGTTTTGGCAGTACCACCAGCGACACTACAGCGCGCGGGCGGCACAGAGGCCGGCCCAGCCTGAACCCTCCGTCAAACGTCGGGGTGGATCTGTGAGCGTAGTCAAACGCGCTTGACGCCCCTTGTTAATTTCCTCTTAAAATTCAGATGGCTCAGGTACTCACCTATGACCCAAACGTAAGCACTCTCATTACTGATATTCCAGACCGCGAAGAAGAGATGCCCATCAACGAGGAGATTGCTCGCAAGGCCCTTGCGCGCGACCCCGAGTCTGCAACAAAAACAGTTCCAACAGGATTGTTGAAGAATTATCAGCCAGAAAAAAAGATTGATGAATCTCAAATGGCCGATTTCTCAACACCTATTGAGGAGCTTATGCAAAACGAGGTGCAAGGGTCCCCATATGGTGCTCCTCAGCACCCCCAGGCACCATCAGCATCCCGAACTCGGTCGGAGTCTCCAGAGAAGAAGAAGGGGTCGTCTACAGGTAACCCGTTCGGTCTTACGGATGAGCAGTTCCAGGCCCTGCTTGCAGGCGTTGCTTCCGTGATCGCCTTCTCCAAGCCTGTTCAGACGCGCCTTCGTACGATGGTCCCCAAGTTTGTGGGCGAGTCCGGTGACGTCTCGCTCACAGGCATGGCAGTGACGGCCCTCGTTGCGGCCCTCGTGTTTTACATTATCAAAAAGTACATTGTGGACCGGAATTGAG